GGAGAGGTACAACACACAGGCGTTGTCCCCTTCCTTAAAAAGTTTGAAGCAACTGTCAGATGCTGCACTCAAAACGGCATCAGAGGTGGTTCTGCTACAGTTCACTTTCCTATCTGGCACCAAGAAATAGAGGATATTCTTGTCCTTAAAAACAATAAAGGTACAGAAGACAACAGGGTTAGGAAACTAGATTATAGTATCCAAATTTCAAAGATTTTCTATGAAAGATTCATTGCGAATGGAAACATCACCCTATTCTCACCTCACGATACGCCAGGTTTGTACGATGCTTTTGGCACTGACGAGTTTGATGATCTCTATACACGTTATGAATCTGATGGATCTATTCCGAAGAAAACTATTGGAGCTCAGGAACTTATTCTAGATCTATGTAAAGAAAGAGCAGAGACAGGTCGGTTGTATATCATGAACATTGACCATTGCAATAGCCATTCTTCCTTTAATGATAAAGTAAGCATGAGTAACCTCTGTCAAGAGATTACACTTCCTACTACACCACTAGAACATATTGATGGTGAAGGAGAAATTGCACTGTGTATCCTGTCTGCTATCAACGTTGGTAAGATCAACAAACTAGATGAGATGGAAGAACTATGTGACCTTGCAGTCCGTGGTCTTGAAGAGTTGGTTGACTATCAAGAGTATCCTGTTAACGCAGCACGTATCAGTACACTGGCACGTCGTTCTCTTGGTATTGGTTATATCGGTCTCGCACATTACCTAGCAAAACATGGATACAAATACGAAGATCCAGCAGCATGGAAAGCAGTCCATGACTTGTCTGAAGCTTTCCAGTACTATCTGCTCAAGTCCAGCAATCAAATTGCCAAGGAAAAAGGTGCATGTGAATACTTCTATCGCACCAAGTATGCACAAGGTATCTTCCCAATTGACACGTACAAGCGTGACATTGATGAGTTCTGTGGAACGGAGTTGAATTATGATTGGGATAGTCTTAGGGATTCTGTCAAAGAGTTCGGACTCAGGCACAGCACTCTGTCCGCACAAATGCCTTCAGAGAGCAGTTCCGTTGTGTCAAACGCAACAAACGGAATTGAACCACCTAGAGCATACTTGTCCACTAAGAAGTCAAAGAAAGGACCTCTCAAGCAGATTGTCCCTCAGTTCGGTAGTCTCAAGACTAACTACACACTTCTTTGGGACATGAAAAATAATGATGGATATATTAAGATTGTAGCAGCCATGCAGAAGTTCTTTGACCAAGCAATTTCTGGCAACTGGAGCTATAATCCAGAGAATTATGACAATAATGAGGTTCCTGTTTCTGAAATGGCAGGTGATCTTCTCAAAACGTATAAGTATGGATGGAAGACTTCCTACTACCAGAACACATACGATCAAAAAGGAGATGAACCTGAACTGACTGAAGAAAAGAAACAGAGCATTGAAGATTTATTAACAGATATTTTAGAATCAGAGGAGGAAGACTGTGACAGCTGCAAAATTTAGAACTAACAAACCTATGACTAGTGTAGATGGCATGACGGTATTCAATACCGACAAAGTAGATACAACCAAAGGACATATGTTCTTCGGTGCTCCACTAGGAGTACAAAGATATGACAAGTTTAGGTATCCTATCTTTGATAAGTTGACACAAAACCAACTTGGTTTCTTCTGGAGACCAGAAGAAGTGTCTCTACAAAAAGACCGTTCCGATTATCAAACTCTAAATGCTGCACAGAAACACATATTTACTAGCAATCTCAAGTATCAGATCCTCTTGGACTCCGTACAAGGTCGTGGTCCTGGCATGGCATTCATGCCTTATTGCTCACTACCTGAGCTTGAAGGGTGCATGAATATTTGGCAGACCATGGAGATGATCCATAGTCGCTCTTATACACACATTATCAAAAATGTATATGCTGACCCCTCTGATGTCTTTGACCACATTCTAGACGACGAGAAGATCCTCTCACGAGCACAATCAGTTACCAAAGCATACGATGAGTTCATTAATCTTGCTCAAGAGTATGGTACAGGAAATATGTGGCGTGATGGATGGAGTGATTCACCAACAGCAAAATGGGAGCTACATGATCTCAAGAGAAAATTATATAGAGCAGTCGCTAATGTCTATATCCTTGAAGGAATTAGATTTTACGTGTCGTTTGCTTGTTCTTTCGCATTCGGTGAACTTAAACTTCTGGAAGGAAGTGCTAAAATTATCGGACTCATTGCAAGAGATGAAAGTCAGCACATGACTGTCACTCAGAACATCCTTAACAACTGGAAAAAGAATGATGATCCAGAAATGAAAGAGATTGCTAAGGAAGAAGAAGAGAATGTCTATAAAATGTTCCGTCAAGCAGTAGAGGAAGAGAATCTATGGGCAGAGTATCTGTTCAAAGATGGATCTATCATTGGTTTGAATGATAAATTACTACAGAAGTATGTTGAATGGACTGCTAATCGTCGTTTGAAGTCTATTGGACTCAATGCAATCTTTGATACTCCTATCAGCAACAATCCTCTTCCATGGACTGCACACTGGTTGTCATCTAAAGGTATGCAAGTAGCCCCACAGGAGACAGAGGTTGAATCCTACCTAATCGGGAGCATTAAACAAGATGTCAAAAAAGACACCTTCGCAGGGTTTCAGTTATAACTTTGAAATTGTCTTTGACAAAGAAAAAGAAACAACTCTGCAAAAAATAAAAAGGTGGATTAGCAAACAAAAACCACCTTACAATACTATTCTGAAATATCTTTTTTCATACATAGAAAAATGGTACTGGGATGGTAAAGTTCTGCAAACTATGGCAGGAGTTGACTTAGAAACCAAAAAACTACATGAATTATGGGAGGCAGATGACAAACAAATCACACCACACGTCGTGGAGACAGGAGTATTTGGTGAGGAAGGCTGGTCTATCCAAATTTCAAACCCGATTGTTGAAAGAAGGACCGAAGAGTCTGAGTCAGGCATGGCTTTTGGGAGCGATGCATCAGGACTACAAGAAGATAATGGGAATCAAGGAACCTCCATATCGTGAGTCTGGTTATCAGACTTCAATGAAAGAATTTTTCAGAAGGCATCGGTAAACTATGGATCTTTGGAAGAATTACAAAGCAACTATTGCTAAGATTTTTCCAGATATAAAATTTGTTCAGCGACATGCTGAATGGACTAATGATAAAGGTGTGAATTTGACTGCTGATTTGTACTCAGGCAAACATCTAATTAAGTCAAGACAAGTTGAAATCTGGGATAATAAATCTTGCAGTATTTACAACAACATCCTGTATCCTATGACAGGAGCAAACTTACCTTGTTTTGGTATGGATCTCATGGGAATGAGTGACAAGAGAGTTGTCATTGTGTTTGATTTCCAACATCCTGTAGAAAAATACTTGTTCTATACACCAGATCTACCTAAAGTAGAAGGAACGTATAGATTTTTTGAGGCAGGTAATCACTTCTCTGATAATCTTATTGTCAGATACTGTCAACCTGATGAGGTAGATGAACATCTACCATTATTCACAAAATATCTACAGTACTATAAAGATATGCTAGACGAGCATCAACCAATCGGTACTGATACTACACAGTATGGTGACTTTGACAAGTATATGATAAGACTTGATCCTATTTCTGGATATTTGTCTAGTAGATTTGGCAAAGAAAAGTCTCACAATTTAATTAAAGAATTCTTTTTCAGTTATGCATAATGGCAAGACAAATAATCAATGACCTAGCCAATATTATTCGTGAGCATCAGAAAACTCTACCTAACATAGAGGAGTTAGATGTTAATGATAAATTTAGAGAGGTCTATAAAGAAACTGAAGATGGCAACCTAGTCATTGAGAATGACATGCACACATGTACTGGATTACGTAAGGTGCACATGGAAATTGCTAGTCTAGGACCTCTGGATATCCTGCATTGTATCTGGTATCCAGATCCTGAGTTTGATTTACCTATTTTTGGTGCTGATATCGTAGCCAATAAGAGTATTGTCACTGCTGCTATCACAGACATCTCTCCTGTTGATGGTACGGATCATCCAATCTATGAAGACGTTGAAGATATTAGTAGATATTATAGTTTCAAACACAATAGAGAGATTCCTACATGGGGTACAATCTTTTCACCTTACAGTAAGTTCGCAAGACTAGATGATAGTGAGGAGATTGATAAATTTTGCAATGTAGTGAACGAATATCTTGATGTATTTGTGGGTGCTGTCTGGAAATCTACTATGAATTACAACAGAGCAGATGAAAGATACGAAGGACAGATAAACTACTGTGAAAAACAGAAAAAGAACGATAAAACTAGAAGAATTTTAGAAAAATATTTTGGAGAAAAGTGGGCAGATGATTACATTAATGAAGTATTGTTTGATGAGCCATAAATAATCCCAGTACATTTATGGGATAGTGATTGACTATGAAAATCCTTGGATTTTTAAAGGATCCCCTTTTTTATCTCAGGACATTGACGGTATGTTCGGTTTTGTCTACAGGATATCTAATAAAGAGTCAGGTAAGCAGTACATTGGACGAAAATATTTCTGGCAAAAACGAAAGCCTAGGGGAGGTAAGAGGAGAGTTACGTCTGAGAGTGATTGGAAGCGATACTATGGGTCATGTCCAGAACTCAAGGAAGATATTAAACTACTCGGAAAAGAATCTTTCTCCAGAGAGATCTTATCCTTACATCCATCCGTTGGAAAGGTCAACTACGAGGAGACCAGACAACTGTTTCTCCATGAAGTTTTAACAAAAGCCTTGACAGACGGCACACCTGCCTACTATAATTCAAACATCCTCGGTCGTTACTACAGGAAAGACTATTTTGATTTTGGAACTCCTACTGGCACTGACGCCTGCTGATTATACTCACCTTGCTAAGGTTGTAAAGGTAGAGGCAGAACCCAATACTATGGATGAATACTGTGTTGCAGTATCAGTTCTAAATAGGGTCAAGTCTCCTTCATTTCCTAACAATGTTTCTGGTGTAGTATATGCACCTGGCCAATATGA